CGCAAGCGCCGCCGTGACCCCCATGGCAGTGCCGCCGTAGATGATGACGCCGGCCAGAACCGGATAACCGTAGCGGTCACCGGAGCGTTCGCGGCGGCGAATGTCGTTGGTTGCGGCCATCTCAGGCCTCCTTTCCGAAGAGGGATTTCGCGGTGGCGTCGTAAGCAGCCGGATCGACGCCCATCATGGCGAGGATCTTGTCATCCTCTTCCGTGCGCGCGGCCTCGCCCTCCTTCGGCGCGGGGCGCTTGCCCAGGCCTCCGGCATGGAGCGAAGGCATGAGGGCGATCTCGCTCTCGACGTCCTTCGGAGACTTCATGTGCCGCGCAATCATGTGATCGCGAAGGGCGGGCACGATCTTGCCGGCTTCGATGGCCGCCTCAATCACGCTGACCGCCTTGTCCTGGGCGGCGGAAGAAGCAAGCGAGGTCAGCTGGCTCTGCAGCGACGTGATCTGCTTGACCAGCTCGTCGCGGTCGGCATCGCCGGTCGACGCCGCCTTCGCCTGGATCGCGGTGACCAGGACGTCCCCGTCAGCGTCAGTGTCAACACCGGCGGCCTCGGTGATCCGGCCCATCAGCGCGGCGTTCGCGGTGTTGGCCGCATGGGCGGACGAGACTGCCGCGATCACGGCAGCCTCATCAGCGGTTTCGGGAAGGCCAAGCGCCTTCCGAAGCTCTTCAAGCATCGTTTGATCCTCTTGTGAGTGGAGCGATTTGAGGGAAGAAAGATTGGGATCGTTGGTCAGCGAGACGCGCTGAATGGTGAACACCCGGAACGGCCGCGTCGCGGTGTGCAAAAGCACTGGCGAAAGGTAGCCATAGGCCTTGTCCTCGACGAGCGCCTTGCCGGTCTCGGTCCATTCGACCCGCCCCCAGACGCCATCCTCGCGCGCCTGCATCTCGACGATCCAGCCACGCGCCGGCGACGGATGGCCGGACTTGCCGGCAAGGTCGATGGAATGGTTCTCGTCAACCGGGATCTTCGTGCCGGCACTGTTGAACCGTGCGACAAGAGCACTTGCGTCCTCGACGATGTAGGGTCCGCGGCGATCCATCCCGGTGAAGGACTTTTCGGCGGGCAGCAGATGCAACCATTCCGGCGCGCCGCCACCGGCGGCGTTCATCGACATGACAAGTGTGCTGGCTGATTTCTTCATGGCCGGAAATTGCCATGGCGGGCGAGACGATATCATGCCCGCACGCGCGGGCAGGTCCGAAGGATGTCAGGGGATCAGCGGCGGGTGGAGTGTCGCTCCAGAAACCCGAAGACGGTTTCCGCGATCATCGCCTCGTCATCAGAAGATATACCGAGGAAGGGTCGAGCCGGCAAGGTGACCTTGTCGGCCTTGACCAGGCTACCCCCGATGCGGAACCAGAGATGGGTCGCGGACTTCGGAACGATGGTCCCGCCGAACTGGTGAATGCCCGCATAGATGACGTTGGTTCCGACCAGGACTTCGTCATTGCCCGGCCGGGAGTTGATGCTGTCCCGCAGTCGGCCGCTCTCGGTGAGGATGCGTGAGTTTCTCTTACCAGCGGCGTAAGCCGAATTGAGCGCGGCCCATGCCTGGCCTTCCGGATCTGTCTGGGTGACGAAACGCATATGGGTCGAGCCGACCAGGCCGGTGCCGATTGCCGCCATCACCGGCGTGGTGTTGACCATCCGGCGTTCGAGTTGACGAAAGCCGCGCCGGACTTCGGCGTCCCGGACTTGCATCGTGATGGAGACGCCGCTCATGCCATTTGCCTTTGCCGTCCCGCCCCACTATATTCTGAACAGACGCGCCGAGCAGAACGCGGGCTCCTGTCGAGAGCCTTGGGATCAGCATATTCGGCCCCCCGGCGCGTCATTTCTCACCCAGGATACGTGCAAGCTGTTTCGGATTGGTCCGGCGCAAAGATGTCAGATAGACCTCTTGCCGCCCGTCGAGTTTCCGCACGATCTTGAGCGCCGCGTACCAGGGCGCACCATCGAAGTCCGCGGTGATCCCCCATTTGCCTTCCGCATTCCTTACGAGCCGGCCTGTTCTGACCAGGTGCGCCGGCAGGACGCCATAGGCTGCAGGCGTCGCCACCTTGTGCTTGAGGTGAGACCGGACCGTGTCGGCCGACAGGCGGATCTCGGTGCCGGCCTTGACCGCCAGGCTTGCGGACATCTCCTCCGACGCGATCGCGACGGGCGTCCAGGTTCCGTCAGGCCACTTACCCCGCAGCGACGAACTCACGAAGGCTGCCACCTGCGCCTCGTCGGCGGACACCGCGACCGGTCCCGGCGCGGTCTGCTCCAGCCAGGCCTGGCCGGGATTGTAGGCAAACGACGGATCGACGCCGCGCGGCTGGTCGGTTCCGAGCTGATCGAGATCCGGTGACTGATCCGGTCCGGATTTGCCCAGGCGACGAAGACCGGGCTTTGAGACCGGCGTGACGAAGCAGCCGCAGCGAAACCCGTTGGGCGGGTAGTTGGTCTGCCAGAATGGATCGTCCGCAGCCAGGCACAAACCATCCCATGCCTTGTGATCGACACGGGGATGAACAGCCCCCGAATGGTTGTATTGCCAGTAGGGGAAAGCCGCGAGCGTGTCGGGCGCGCTCATCTGGGCGTAGCGGCCGGCAGCGTAAGCCGTTCTCAAATTGGTCTCAAAGATCGTTTGAGTGCGCCAGCCGCGTTCACCATTGTAGGACCAGCCGTGTCGCTTGACGATCGCGTCGAAGTCCTTGAGGAAGTCCGCAAGCGTCGTGCCCTGTTCTGCCGCCCTGACCATTGACGCCTGGAAGTCCTCGACGATGGCGCGGCTGTTCGCGCCGGCCACCATGAACATCCTGGAATGGGCTGCGTTCCAGACGTCACGCCAGCTTTCCGTCGGGATTGCCGTCTTCTGCCTGAGAAAGGCGATCGCTTCATCGAAAGGGAGATCCAGCGCCTGGGCCGTGGTTGTCATGCTCGGCTGTCCATTGGCTTCGTTTTCAAAGGCGCTTCAAAGCCCGTCAGCGCGTTTTTCGGGTTCGCGCGGGGGTTCGTGCCCACGAGGCCGTCTGCGAGCCTCTGTGGGCCGTTTTTCATGACCGTGCTTTCACACTGTCGATCAGGCTAGCCTGGCCAGCGAGATGCGCAAGCGCCATGCCCCTGGCCATGGCCTCGGTCAACTGATCGGGTTCAAGGTTGAGGCGCGACAGGCGCTCGGCCGCATCGCGCAGATCACTCGCCTGCTGCAGAGCTTCGCGGACCTCGTCGATCATGCCGTTCATCGCGCCGGCGGCGTCCTGCTCCAGCCGCTCGGACAGACGGTCAACGAGATCCGGCTGCGGTTCGGTCGTGAACAGCGAGGACATGCTCTGCCTGGATGCCTGTTCAGGCTTCTCGCTGCCACTGTCCTGAACTGGTACAGCCCGCCCGCCGACCAGAACAGCATTGGCCTTCGGAGCGGGAATGCCCAGGCGATCTCGCAGATAGCTTTCTTCGGCCGTCAGACCATGGCGCGCCAGCTTGTCAAAGGCCGTGGCGAAGTCCTCAAGCGGAACCTCGTCCGGCCGGCCGATCTTCACTTTCGGATAGTGATCCTGCGGCCCGAAATTGAACGCCACGATGTTGGGGATCAGTTGGGCATTGAGCGTGGACGAGATCGACAGCGCGTCGGAGCGCTCAATGTCTTCCTGGACAAGGCGGTGTTCCTGAGCGACCGCATGCCCACCTGAGACCGCGTCCGTCGTCGTGGTCTGGCCGAGCACCAGCTTGGAGATCTGACGATCGAGCCAGTCGGCGCGGCGCTCATACATGTCCGTCGAACTCGACTTGGAGCCGACTTCGTGAAACTCGATCAGCATGTCGCGCGGAACGATTGCCGCGCAGTCACCGGCAATCCCCGAGACCGCGCGCCACAGCACATCCTTTTCGGCCTCCGTCGCTCCGCGTCCATACTTGCCGATGCGGATGGGCTGGCCGTAATTCTGGCAGAAGATCGCCCAGTCCTTGACCGTGAAGGACTTGAACATCCATGCCCACAAGGCGGTGCGGGCAATACCGGACCGGATGGTCAGGCCCGATTTGGTCTTGTGGCGGTGAACGATGAATTTGTGCGCGGCCAGCGGAACGTTCGCCACACCTTCGCGCAGCAGCACAGTCTCGCCATCCTCCCGGTCAAAGGTGAACCAGCGCTGGGTGCGCCAGATCAGCTCGCGTGGGCAGAGCTGACCGGCGTTGTGCTTCCAGTCGATCTCCATGACGGAGATGCCCTTGCCGATGGCGTCGAGCATGTCGAACAGTGACGCCCGCAGGATATCGTCATCGATCCATGACTGGATCAGTTCGGCGTGTTTCTTGTGCTCCGCGCTGTCTGAGGCGCTCGCAACAGTGATCGGCAGCTGCGCTACCGATCGTTTCCTTGTGGCCATGACGGCCGCGTAGTGAAGATCCCGCTCCTCAATGTCCTCGGCCAGTTCGAAATAGGCTTCCGGCTCGCCCTCGGCCGCCGCACGCAGAATGGTGGCGAGACGCTGCGGCGTGAGACCGTCCGCCGGATGGGCGGAGATCGGCTGTCGGACGCCACCCACCTGGGCGCCGGCGATCTCGCCAGTCAGGGTCTTCAAAGGGATAACGCGGTTGAGCCAGTCGCGAAGCGAAGCCATCAAAGTGATCCTCTCAGGTAAACGTCGATCGATCGGGAGCGGTCATCTCCATGACGCGCTCGCCGCGCCTGCTCGGCAGCGACAACCGGACGATCGGTCTCATACTCGTAGGCGATGTAGTCCTGGCAACTTGCAAAGAAGGCGAGCGCGCCGGCTGGCGCGGTGTCGCCATGGCGATCGTAGCCATCGGCACCCTTGGTCGAATGCCCATCGGGAACCTTGATGATGCCGCCGACATAGGCGAGCGCCTGGTGATCGGCGAGAATGTCGGCGTCGTAGGGATAGAGAACCGTCTTGTCGCTGAAGGCCTCGGTGTAGGCCGGCATGTTCACGCTGTACCATTTCTGGGAGAGCATGACCTCGACGATGCATTCGCCGTAGCGCTGGCGCGCCTTCTCGGCCAGGAACGCGCCATTGCCGGTGGCGTCCAGCGCGCCGCCCATCAGGCGCGGTATCCGGTCCACAATGTAGAAAAGGATGTCGCGCTGCTGATCGAACGGGATGTTCTTCAGCTCAACGACAAGACGTGCACGGCGGACCAGGTCCGTGCCGATCTCGGGAACGATGATCGCTGTCTTGTCGCCCTTGCGGGCAAAGTCTTCGCCAAAGCAGTGTTCCCGCTCGGGATCCAGGGCATCGAGCAGCGGTTTGAGAACGGTCTCGCAGAACTCCAGCGCCTCCGCCTCGCGGACCTCGTCCGACATTTCCTTGAACTCATCGGGCCGGTCCCAGCGAACCACCGGCGGCAGATCGCGCGACATGCAGCTCTCGATCAGGACGCGGGTGAGTGCTGCGCCTTCGGCTTCGGCCGGGATCGCATCGAGCTCCTGTTTCATCTTCGCAGTGCGTGTTCCGTAGGAGCCTCGGATCTGGGCTTCCCAGGCTGCTTCCTTCTCCGGCGTCCATTCCGTGCCCTTGATCAGGCAGACGCGCTTGTAGAGCCCGTTCCGGACAGCCAGACCGAATGAATAGGTGTGAACCGAGAACGGGATCTTGCCAGCGTCGGCTTCGCGGATCAGCTCGTTGAACGGATTTTGAACCCCATTGTGCGAACTGATCACGCGGATCTTGCCGCCCCAGATCAGCAGTGCGTTGACGGCGTCCAGCACGTCGCGGACGTTCTTGTGAAACGCGGCCTCGTCGATGACCACGACGCCCTGAAGACCACGAATGTTCTCCGGCCGTGACGACAGCGCCTCGACCCGAAAGCCGGATGCAAACGAGATCCGGAAGCTGGAAATGAATTTGGTGGTGCCGTCTTCGCGCTCATCAATAAAGACACTGTCCTCGATCGTGAGCATCTCCTTGGCGACAGTCTTGGCGAAATGCGCCACATAGCCGATGAATTCGCGGCCCTTGTCCTTGGTGTCGCCGATGTAGAACACGTTCTGCCCGCCGGCCGATCGCTTGGCTGCGGCGATCAGGGTGTCGTCAAGCGCCTCGGCGAAGGTGATGCCTGTTCGCCGGCCCTTGGCGCAAACCTTCAGGTCGCTCTCGTCTTCAAGCCACTCGGCCTGGTGAGCCATCAGAACGCCCTCGGCCAGGGGATCGAGATCCTCGGGGATCTCGGCACCGCGCGGCAGTGCCTCGGGAAGCTCATCCGCCTCACGCGCAAGGATGGGCGGATCGATCCATTGGGTGTCCGGAAGCTCTGTCATTCCGACGCATCACCTGTTTCAGGCTCGGCCTGATCTGCCTTCGGCCGCACGCCAAGGAAGTCGAGGCGCAGCTGGGCGATGCGTTCGGCCGAGATCCCGCTTTCCTTTGCGACGGCGGCCAGGGCCTTGTCGGTCTTGGCGGCAAACTCGTCCTCGCGCCGCTTTGCCTCCTCCGCGGCTTTCTCATCAACCTTGATGCGCCGGTTCGTCGATGCGACCTGGGCGGCATTCGCGGCTCGCAGCGCATTGGCCAATTCCATCGCGCCTTTCGGGTTGAGGCCGGCCTCTCCGCCTTGCTGCAGAAGTTCGAAGATCAGGGTCTTGATGGCTTCTGCGGCAATCAGGGTCAGATCGTCGGACGCGGACGCATCCATGCGCTTGGAAATCGTCGCAGCTATCTCGCGTGTCTGCTCCAGCCGGCGCGTCATCTGGGACAGCCGGATCGAATAGCGGTTGAAGGCCGAGAACGACGGGATATCGAAGCCAAGGCCGGTTTCTCCCTGGAGCGCGATCAGCTTCTGTTTCCACTCGGCATAAATGTCGAGTTGGGTCCGGTTGCGGTCAGCCAGTTCCTGCGCTGCCCAGGCGATGATGTCGCTGCACTCCTCCGGCAACTTGTCGATCGACGACAGCCATTCGCGCCCTTTGGCCATGATCAAGTGCTCCTGGAGGGGCTCGGCCGCTTGACACCCTCAAGCACCCGCCGGCGCTCGACATGGTCAAGACCAGGCTCTATCAGCTCGGCGATCATGGCGGTGCCGGCTTCGGTCAGCTTCACCGCGCCGACGCTGCGCTCAAGCCAGCGCAACTGATTGCGCACATACTCCCGTCCGCGCTTGATGGCGAAGGCTTCGAGCATGGTGGTCAACATACTGTCGGACAACCGGTAATCGGTCTCGCCTGCCAGCGCCTTGAGGATCACCAGCCGGGCCTCGGTATCGTAGTGTTCGGCATAGCCCTCAAACATCATTTGCCCTTTCCAGAGAGTGAGATCAGAAAGTTCTCGATCCGGGAAACCGCGGCCCCGGTTGCATTCGTGGTGCCGTTCAAGGCGATCATCCGTTCGTCCATCCGGGCGAAACCTGTCTCCAGCTTGTGCATGTCCTGCCGGGTTGGTCGTGAGACGAGATCATGTTCGATGTCGCCGATCCGCTTGTCGAAGCTGCCCAGACGCTCATTGATGGAACGAAGTTCAGTCATGACCTCACCGCCAGCCTCCGGGCTTTGTTCGTTTTCCTTTGCTTGCGGACTGAAACCCAGCCAGCCCTTTGCCTTGGCGATCACAGCGCCCGCCGCGAGGATCGCAACGCCGAGCGCCGCGCCCAATGGCCCGGCCTGCTCGATCAGCTTGTTACCCAGTTCATCCATTCATCTTTCCAGTTCGCAGGCTGTCTGACACTCTATGCAACGCTCGGCGAAAGGTGCGGCGCGGCGGCGTTCATCCGGGATCGCGCATCCGCAATCCCGGCAGTCTGTTCGCCCGAACCCGGCAACCAGTCTGGTCGCCTGCTCAAGCTTCAGGTCGCGCTCCCGCGCGACCCGCTCCTCGGCCTGTTCGATCATGAAATCCGAGGCGCTCACGGCTTGCCCCGTTTGAGCACCGCATCAATGACGTTCCGGCCGAGATCCTTGACGGTGTGGCCGCCCATGTAGAGTGCCATGAACCAGGAGGTGAGCGTCATGAGCGTGGCGAGATCAACCATCTCGATCACCACGCCCCCGCCCGAGCCAAGCCGCTGGTTGACGATCGGAGCCACGATGATCCGCCAGATCCAGAAGATGGCGAGCAGATACATCCAGCCGTAGCGCCAGAAGGACTGCCAGAAGCCTTCCCTGGTCTCGGCCTGGAGAAGCGCGAACTGCCCCTCAAGCCCCCTTGTGTAGAGTTCGATCAGCTCCGGCATGTCGGCTTCAGTGGCAAGGACGGCGTCCTTGAGCTCGGCGGGCTTGAGAGCTTCAAGCTCGATCGGCTCGACACCTGCCTTCTCCGCCACCGTCTTGATCACTGTTTCGGCAAGTTCGCCGCCAGCCGGGCCGATCCGTTTGGTAAGCACCGATTTGATCAGGGGGGCGCCAACTTCCATAGCGATGCCCAGCACGATCGTAGCAAGCCCGTTCATGTCAGAAACCTCCCAGGATGTAGACCAGCAAGCCGGTTGCGACCAAGGCGCAGACGAGCCAGCGCGCGCCGGGATGGCCCTGGCCGGCCAGCAGGCTGAGAAGCGCGAAGGCTCCGGCACCGAAGACGGTAAGAACCAGAATGATGATGACGAAGCTTGAGCTGAGAAACTCCGTCATCACGCTTTCCTCGTCCGGTTGCCGATGAGCGCGATCGACAGCTCGTCGCGGTAGCGCCATGCCAGCCAGACGCCGCCAACGACCAGCACCGCAATGCTGCCGTAGAGGATCCAGTCGCCGTAGCCAGTCGTGGCCGTGAACTGGTCGGCAACACCGGTTGCAGCTCCTGCCGCAGTGCCAGTCGTGCCCTTGGCGGACTTGGCCTTGAGATCGATCACCCGTTGGAGCTGATCGAGAGTTGCACGGCCCAGAATGCCGTCATTGTCGAGCTGCGGGTGCGCCTCCTGGAAACGGCGCGTTGCCGAGGCAATCAGATCCTTGTCGGAGAGGCTGGAGCCGGAAAGATATCCAAGCTGCACCAGCCACTCGACCGCCTGGGCGTAGTCGTCGGTTCCAAGCCGCCAGGACGGCATCACGGCCTTGATCTCCTTCGGCGCGGATGTCCGTGGCGCCTTCACCCAGGCTGGCCACCGGTTGAATTCCATGATGGTCGAGGCTTCAGCCCGCCGCCGGACGAGACCCGGCAGCCGGCGTCCCTTGGCGGTGGTCGCCGTCACCTTCAGACGTCGGGCGGCATCCTTGACGTCGCCTCGAACGAGAGCCTTGAACCAGGTCCACTTGGCTGCACCCAGACCGCAGTTAAACAGCATGTCGATCGCCGCCGCCTTGGCATGTGGCGAAGCTTTGGGAGCGCGCTTGAGAACCGGCTGGGCGTATTCCGCGTCGACCAGCGCCTTGAGGAGGAAGAAAGCATCCGCCTCTGCGATCACGTCGCCAAGGCGCAGCTTGCGGCCATGGCGGTCGAGCCACCAGTCACGAAAGACTTTCGATCCCCAAGTGAACCCGAAACCGATAGTGATGACGCCTGCCGGGCAGCGATAGGCGCGGAGCACCTTGCCTTCATGCTGTCCGGTAAACGGAATAAGGCGCGGGTCGTAACCAGCCTGCGCCGCTGCGAGTTGGGTGTTCATGAGCCTGATCCCGGTTGAGTGTCACGGGCAAGCTACGGAATGCGTGCAAATCCAGTCATGCCCGCAATGGCGGGCCGGAGCATTTAGAGAAGGGAAAGCTGACGATCGTCGCGGGCTTTGCGAACCCGCTTGAAGAGGCGTTCGACACCACTCTCGGTGATGCCCAGGCGTCGTGCGATCTCGGCGTTTGAGAAGCCGGCTTTTCTGTAGTGACGCGCGCGGAGCTCACGGTCAAGAGGGACCTTGATGTACTCGCCGCCGAAGGCACTCGCGAGTTTGGCCGCTGCATCTTCTCCGATATGGCCCGGCAGCTCGGATTGGCCAGCGGATCTCGGCACGTAAAGCCGGATGCCGCCATACCGCTCGACCAACGCCAGATAGGCGGTGTCGCCGATCAGCGCCGTCAAGGTTTCGGTAATGGGTGGGCCGGCCATGCTCACGATCCGGACGCCTCCCTGAAAAAGCGCTCGCGCAGGGTGCGGACTGGTGCCGGGCCTTCAAACCCGAGATCCGGCCACCAGTCGTCAGGGCCGAGTCTCCACAAATGCCGCATGGCAATGTTGTTCACGACGCGATCGCGCGGCGGATAGACTTCAATCGCCGCGACATCGGAACCCCAATAGAAGTTCTTGATGGTCTGCAGCGCGTCCCAGGTGATCGATCCGTCATGCTCCACCGACAGAAGCCCGAGCGCCTCGTCGTGATAGATACGCTCGACGCCAAGGCCAAAGCGGAATTCGCCGGGCTTGCGGGTCCAGACCAGAGTTCCCATCTCAGCGGCTCTCCCATTGGATGATCACACCATGGAACGTGGTGCCTGGGTTTTCCGCCGCCCAGAAGCGGCCCATGGTTTCCCGCGCGGTTTTCCCGATCAGCTTTGCCGGAGCCAGTCCTTCCAATCGCTTCGGATCGAAGCCGTCGGATATCGCGAACGCCTCGATCTCGTCCCGGTTCAATGGCCGGCCGTCGATCTCGATATAGGCAAGGCCCGGCTCGATCAGGTCGGACGACATGATCAGGATCGGCAGCACTGCTATGCAGACCGGATCGGTGATTATCTTCTTGCAATGGCGGGTGCGCATGCCAGTGAACAATTGTACCGGCTCGCCGACATGGGCATGCCGGCGGCGATGCCCTCTGATCGTGTGCCGCTTGCTGCCGTCCTCGATCTGGGGCGCGAAATAGGTCTTGAAGCTGTAGGCGACCATCACGAAGCCGCCTTTTCCGCCTGGCGGCGCTTCTCTTCGGCCTTCCGTTCGGCCAGCCGGCGCTTGGCCTCGCCGGGCGATGCCAGCGCCATGTCGGCCGTGACGGTGTAGGTCGCCTGCATGCCGGGACGAAGCCAGATCGGCGGCTGCGGCGCGTGCCCGGCAATCCAGACCAGCCAGACATAGTCCGTGGCGGTTGAAGCTTCGGGATCCCATACACCCTCGATCAGCGCCACCCGCTCGGCGAAGTGGATGACGAAGGTCGGCTTGTTGTCGCGATAGATTTGATTGTAGCGCTCCTGGCCGGACAGCCAGCTCACTCGCACGAAGAACGCGAATCCGATCTGGGCAATTGCCAGTGAGCGCTCAAAGAACACATCGGCGATGTTGAAGGGTGGGTTGCAGAACACCCAGTCGGGCTGCCTAAAACCGTCCGCCTCAAGCGTCTTGACAGTCTCGAAGGTGAAGTCCCGGATTGGCGGGTTGATCCCCCAATCGTGGACATCGGAGAAATCGACATGGCCAAAGACCTCCCGGAGCGGCGCGATCATATGCCCGCCGCCAACGCACGGGTCGAGTGCTGTCTGTTCCGAAAGAGGAACCCGGAAATTCAGTGGCAACAGCACCTCATGCAACAGCGCCCGCGTTGCCCAGGGCGGCGTCGGGAAATAGTCCAGGCTGTCCGCCGCCTGGTTGCGCTCGTTCATGACATTTGCTTTGCGCATCACGCGCCACCCTTCTCGGCAGCGCGGATCAGCGCGCCGAGCTTGTTCATGGCGGCAATCCAGTCCTGGTCGGAAAGTCCCCACGGTGCCTGAAACCCGTGGGTACGCAGAACGTCGACGAGCGAGATTTCCGGAAGGATCAGGCGATAGAAGATCAGCTTTCGGTGCTGCGCTGTGGCAATCCGGTATCCGTTGGATTGTGACCAGTCCGGCAGGAACCGGTCCTTCGACCAGTCGACACCGCCGTCGCGTTCCAGCCACTTCTTCAGCGCCTCGATCGCCTTGCTGGCGTCGTCATGGAAGCGCAGGAACCTGGTGTGATCGATCCCTGTTTGGCGCTTGACAAAGGCGAGCAGCGCCGCGTCATCATTGTTGCGGATCAGTCCGAGATTGTAGCCGGCGATCCAGAGCGCCTGCAGCTTGGGTGCATACTTGCCCTCAATGCCCTTTCGAGAGCCCCTTGAAGCGGGCTTGAAACCATGGTTCTTCAGGACATCGAGAACGCGACCGCGCTCGCGATCGCTCATGTCCTTCGACGATCGTTTGCCGGTTTCCCGCTCCAGCAGGTCGCGCCAGGTATCGTCATCCAGCCCGAGCTGCTTCTTGGCAATATGCAGTTTGGCGAGCGCGCTCACAGGATGTACCTCGCGTCGATTGCCTTTGGTCCGCCGGCGATGTCGAAGGCTCCGGACCGGCCCTCCACAAGAAGATCCACAAAGCGCTGCCCCCACATTTCGCCACGCGCCAGCGCCTCTTCCAGGTCGGCGGAGTCCTGGTTGATGGTTGCTGCCATGATCGAAGCGAAGGCGGAAAAAGCATCTTCGGGCGCATGCGGCGCGATAACCCGCATGACCTTGTCCGCGATGGCGTTCTGCTCTTCGGTTAGTGCTCTCCTGGTCATAAGCCCGCTTCCTCCAGCAGCTCGGCTGCGCGATTGGCTATCTCTGGTCGGAAGAAGCCGAGCCGGATATCGAGCGGCGATGAGAAGCCACCGCACTCGTCGCGACCGGACAGCAGCGCGGTGTCGATGCACGTTGCAAGGCAGCCCGCCAGCCGCTTCTCCAGCGTCTCAACCTGCGGAAGATCGAGGCCCATCTCGGCGTCGATTGCCCGGTCGAGGTCTTCGCCGCCGAGGATGGTGTTGTCCGGCACACGGCCCGCGAAGACGCCGCCCACGGCGATATCGACCGGTCGGGTCTGACGGTTGCGCAGGTGACGGTACCGGCACGCATCGCGCTCCAGCGCGTCGTGAAGCCGGTCCTGGCAGAAACTGCAGAGATCGTCATCGGCCCAGCACAGCATCTCGCCGCCGATTTCGATTCCGGGCTCGATGTCGGTAATCCCGCATTCCCGGCACTTGTGAAGGACATGGGTCACTTTCTCGTCTCCAGTTTCAGCGCCTCGGTGGTCAGCTGCCGCAATTCGGCTTGCAGCTCGATCCGCCGCCAAGCGTTGGGTTTGAGTTTCTCGATGCGCCGGGCAAGCTCCTGGCGCCTGGCCTCGATGTCGCGAGCGGCCCGCCACCGAAACAGATCAACCGGTTCGGGTGCGGCGGGCCGGCGCATGTCAGAGGGTCCGGTCCGGAGCGTGATCATCATCTGGCCGGAGATCGTCGATGTGGATGCCGCACCTGGAGCAGATCTTCCGATCGGCCTCACTTCCGACATGGCCGCTGCATTCCGCAGTGCCATCCCGCGCCGCGAGGATCCGCTGGTCATACTGACGATGAAAATCGGGGCTCCCCGGCAACGCGCTGCGATACTCTTCGGGGATCTCCGACCACAGGAACTCATCTGGGTGAGGATCAACCATCACGTAACCTCCGCCGGGCGTTGCTCTTGGGTCAGAGCCATGGCGGCAATATCGGAAGGTGCCGGGCATGGGGATTCAACGCTCACCTTTCGGCTCGCACAGGTGAACACACCGCCGCACTCGAACTCTGTCATGAAGCCGTGTTCGTCGCGATTGCCCTTGAGCCATCGCGCTCCGCATACCGGGCACCTGTTCACATTGTTTGGCGGGACGGTCAGTGGTCGGAAGTTCTTCATCACGCACCTGCCTTCGCCAGGTCGATCGTAACCGCCTGCCACCCATCAGTGATCCGGTCGCGCTCATAGAACCGAACATACTCCTTCGAGCCCGTCACCCGCATGGCGTCGCGGATGGCCTCCATGGCCTTGAGCCAGCGCTCGTCTTCGATCTGCATGCGCAAGAGCATGAAGATCTCTGACCGGTTGATCTGGCCTTCCTTGTCGGTGTTGAAGGCGCGGGTGACGATCGCGCGGATCTCCGGCCGGCTGTCGGCTGACCACTCGTTGAGGCATTCATCGATCAAAATCTTGGCGACCTGTAACTGCGGCCCGAAGTCGACGAAATCGGCCACCGATACGACCACCTTCATCAGCCCGTCGAACGTCTGGTAGGTGCGGTTGCCCTTCTTGCCGCCCTTCTTCAGTTCGTATTCCTGATCCAGCAGCGCATCGAACTCGCCGAGGTCCGTCATCGTATGGCCGCGGAACCGAACAATCTGCGCGGAGAGATCGCGGGCATAGCCCATAATCTTGCGGACTGTCTCATCTTCCAGCTTGTCGGCCGGCTTGACCATTTCGAGCGGCACAAGCGCGCCCTTGGCATCGGCCATGTAGGGCTTGCCGTTGACATTTGTGATGCCCTCTTCGGCGCGTTCTTCGATAATGACTGCAGTGTTCATGGTCATGTCCTTTGTTTCGGTGTGACGTGGTTGCAGACGGCCATCGCCGCCTTTTCAAAGTTCTGGCGGGCGAGGTTCTCGCCCGTCGAATGGCGCTCGCGTTCGAGCCGCTGGCGGGCCGACAGCAGGGTTTCGAGCGCAGACCCCAGCGCAGCATCTTCGCCAGCGAAGATCGGCACCTGTACGATCTCGGGCTTCCGTTTCGGGGCAGGTTCCGGTGTGGCAGGTTCGGCCAGCATCATTGACGCGATCCGCCTGTTGGCGTCATCGAGCTGCTGGTCAATGATCAGCACCGCAGCCGCCAGCTCGCGGATCTGGTCGACGGGCAGATCAAGTGCGGCGCGGCGGTTCGCGACGAGGTACTGCGCGAACTCAACCACATTGATGACTTCGGGTGCTTTCGCGGCACGCTTTGCCTGAGCGTTCATGCCGCATTGCCCCCGCCAGACGGACGCCGCGGAACGTTGGTGCGGGATCCGGGAAACGAGATCACATTGCCAGCCCCCTCGATCATGGCTTCCCGCCGCGCGGCTTCATTCCACTGATGCCGCGACAGCTCATTCTCCTGGGACTTTGCCAGGGTGACCAGCTCATCGAAATGTTCGACCAGAGCGACGATCTCTTCGGCAAAGAACACTTTGCCGCCATGGGTGTGGTGCTTGAAAGCGTCGCGGGTGGCCTTCAGGCGATCTGAGAGGAAATCACGCATCGTCCGATCCTCCCGCAAGCCGGCTGTTCGGGCATCCGGCCCGACACGCCTGGAACATTGCCACCGCATTGCTGCTCGCAGTGGAGAACGGCCGTCTCTGCCAGGTCTGGCAGACATTGCGGCTCATCTCGCCAAGCCTCGGGCAAGTCACCGTCTCCGCCATCAGCACACCGCGAACGACTTGCTCGAAGCGGTCCATGTCGCCGAGATAGGTGTTGGAAAGTACCTGGCTGATGGTCGATCCGGCGTAGCTGAGCCGACGACCCACGGCTGTCTGGCTTTCCATGTTGCAGGCTTCCGCCAACACCAGAACCCATTCCGGCGGAGCGCCCCAGGCTTCTCGCGCCCTGGCGACGTTGTCGTTCTTCTGTTTGGACACGGCGCTCATGACGGCTCCTCCTCAGCAAGGATTTCGCCAACCACCGCCTGCCGGTTCGGATCGAAGACCACGTGGCTGCGCAGCACCTTCGGCGCTTCGGGACCGGTGTTCATGTCGGGCAACAGCGCCCAGAGCGCGAGCTTCTGCGGCCCGCCCTTCTGGCGAAGCACAAGATAGCCTGCGGCGTTCAGGCGCTTGATGTAGCTCTTGGCGCTGGCCTTGCTGATCCGCACTTCGTCAGTGGAACCCCAGTTCACCAGGTCATCCGCGGTAAAGCCGGCCCGGCACACCGGAGAGCGCATCGTGTTCCACATGGCCTGATTGCAGCCGACATGGTCGATCACGCTCCCGTCGCGCCTGACGCGCGGCGTTGCCGACTGCATCCGCACAACGCGGAATGAGGCGGGCTCTCCGCCGGCGTCCTCAATGAACCCGGCAAGCTTCAGGCGCTTGAGAAAGTCACGGATGTCGGTGCGTCTGGTGTTGGAGCGCCACTCGATATCGCGTGTTGTGAACGCCTCGTTTCGCGCGGCGAACTCCATGGCGACGGACCAGTAATGGTCCCAGCCGCGAAGCACCGGATGCGTTTCCTTGATCGTCAGTCTCAGGATGGCGGGCATCACGCTGCCTCCCGCCGTGAGGGCAGCTTGCCTTCGGAGAAGCGGCCTTCATAGGTTTGAAGCCCAATGTCCGTCAGTCCGCGCAAGGCCGCAAAATTGGCGATGGCGTGAAGGCTGTTGCCGATGCGGCGCACCCGGCCGTCCGCTTTGATGCGGGCCTGATCGAGCAGCTCGTCGGACATCGTGATTGCCGGATAGAAGGTTCGCGCCAGCGTTCTCGTATCGTCAAGGTCGCAGGGTTGCGCATAGCCCATCACCAGCACGAGGTCGCGAAACCGGTCCACGCCTTCGAGCTTGCGGGGAAACAGTTCCTCGCCAATCAGCAGCACCGGCGCGTTGCTCTTCTTGGCGATCATCCTCACCAGTTCGATCATCCGCTTGTCGACCAGCTTGTCAGCCTCGTCGATCAGCAGCGGCCGTCTTGGATCGCGGGCCAGAAGGCCGATGATCTCGTCTTCCATGTCCGACAGCGTGCCGCGCGGCTGATACTGACCGAGTTCCGTCAGGATCGCGGTCATCAGCTTCTTGCGTGTCCAGGTGTCGGACACCTCGACATAGGCAGCGCCGGTCTTGTTCTGAGAATAGAGCGCTGCAACCGACTTCCCGTAGCCGGAGAAGCCTGCGAAAACTCCGAGATTCGGTTGCAGCGGGTGGCGGTCCTGGAGCGAGCGGACAAGCCCCAGGCACGCGGCCACGTTCTTGATCGGAGCGGTGTCGCCGCCTTGTCCATTGACAATTTTGTTGGATTTGGTCATTTCTTCCTCTGTTCTTGACTATGGCCCCTTGGCAGAGGGGCCTTTTCTTCGGTCGAAAACACGCTCACTCAGAACATCTTGAGCGTGTTTTCGAGCCCGAAATCCTCCATGCAATCCTTCATGGACTGATATGATCCGGTCGCCTGGAAGCGGGTCAGCTTGCCTGCCGTCGCGTCATCCAGCTCGTCACCTGCGGCAATCCGCTCTTCCATCTTGAGCGCCCACTTGAACATCCTGGCGGTGTCGGTGAGCATCGCATCCGGGTCGATCGGGATAACCTTCGAGGTACCCTTGAATTCGTGTTCGCGCTTGATCGCTTCGTGCAGCTCGGCAGCGCGCTCGTTGAGCGGCCGGGCCTCCTTGCGGCGCAGCGGTTCGGTCACGGCGTCCAGTGCTGCGGCTATCTCCGGTGTCGAGTGTTCCTCGGTGTGCTTGGGCAGTGCCACCACGTTTGGCAGGTCGCGGGTTGCGACCTCCAGCGTCCGCTCGATCAGCGATGGCCCCTTCAGGAGTTGGGAGATTTCGCGCTTGATCGGATCGGTGCGTTCCTTGATAAGTTCGGCATTGAGTTGCTTGCGGGCCTTCTCGAATGTTTCCGGGTGAATGCCACGCAGTTCCGGGCAGGTAGCCGTTCCCAGATACTCGTCCCGGCCGATCGAGAAGACATGCGCCAGCCCCTTGTCGTTGGGGTCCATCCGCACGAACACGTCCATACCCGGCATCAACCAGCCTTCGCGGTAGTGGTTGCCGTCGATTCGGATGCCGAACTTCGTGACGCGGCGGGTGCCGTTGCCGCCAACAGCGGGCATCAGAAGCACATCGAGCGCGCGCTCATCGACCGTCCGCATGGTGTGTGCCGAGGCGGCAGCGGCCTGAAACGGAGAGCGGCCGTCAAGCCCGGTGTGCGGTTGATGATCATAGACCTTCGCGCACCATTCATCCGACAGCACCTGCAACTCCGCTCCCGAGAGGGTAACGTTGAAAGCTTCCGCCGTGTCCTGGCCAAGCCGGGCCGCAAAACTCTTGCGATCCTCGATCGCCTTGCGGTCACTCACGTTGTGCCCGACATAGCCCTGCACAAGCGCCACGAACTGATGCTGATACGTCTTGATGGCCCGTTCGACGTGACCCTTCTGGGCCGGGCTGTAGGCGTCCGAAAGATCTGCCTCGATGCCAAGCGCCGCAAAAAGGCGGTCGGTTTCTCGCGCGGTGAAGTCCGAACCGTTGTCTGTCTTGATGGTGTCGGGAACGCCCCAGGCGAGGATCGCCTTTCGGATCAGCAGGCCAACTGCAGAGGCGCGCGGCGTCTTCGAGATGTAGGGCATGAACCGCCGCGTCGCGATGTCGACACAGACATAGACCGAATGACGGCCATCGGTGCAGAACGCGTCGACCGGCGAGGCGTCGATCTGCCAGAGCGCATTGGGCACGGTAATGTGCTTGAGCGTTCCGGTACCGGACGGCAGCATTGTCGAGCGGAACCTATCGGGGTTGGTAAGCTTCAGAAGCTCGACCTGATGGTCCTGCTTCAGGCCCTTCAGAAAGTGCTGGAAGGTTCTGACCGGCGGCATGTCCTGCGATATCTCGCCCGCTTTCGTCGGCACGGTCAGCCGATCGCCGAACTCGGAGCGGCAAAGCGTCAGCACCTGCTTGGCCGACAGGTGCGGCTGGTGTGCGATCAGTCCGAGAATGAAGGACTTCACCGCGCCCCCGTTTGCCGTCTCAAGCGCCCCGCTGCCCTTGCGACCTTTGGAGCGATCGACGGCAAGCTTGTTGGCGTTCTTCTTTGCTGCCGAACGCCAGCGCATAATCGTCCGTGGCGAGATCGACGGAATGGTGTCCCGCAACCAGCCGGCCACCTGCAGCGAGCGATTGTTGTATTTGATCGAGAACAGGTGAAGCGCCGTTGCCGGTGCCCGGCCCTTGGCGCGCAGGCCCTTCAGGAAGTCGTCATAGGCAGCGAGAATGGCAAGCCGGGCATCCCGCTCGGTCCGGGCGCGCGCCGACAGGCCTTCGCCCGAAAGCTCGGCTCCCTTTGGCTCTGTCGGCCCTTCACCGCCGATCAGCTTGTACCGCTGCATATAGGCGATCTGTGCCGCGACCGGCAGGATCAGGTACCAGTATTCCAGACCGCCGCCACGGGCCTGTCTTTGCCGGGCATAGGGGTGGTCGTTCCAGCCGAGGCGCTCAGCGGTCAATTGAACGCCTCGTTCTGTTTCCGGCATTTCCGGCAGGTTCTCGGCGGCGATTTCCCGCGCTGTCAGCCACTCCTTCATGACCGGCCTCCCTGGATGATGGGAGCAAGGCGATAGACCAGCTTTGCCGTGTCGCCGGAGGGAAGCTTGCTTGTGACTTCGTAACCAAAAGGCCGCAGCCTCTTGTTCAACTGGCTCATTCGAACCGAGATCACGTTGAAGCTTTCTGGCCCACCATCCACGCGATGGCCGTAAAGCGCCTGAAATAGCGCGTCCCGCGTTTTCCACCGGCCAATAGAAAGCAAATCGATCAAATCCCGCATGGGGCCAGAGAACCGTTCCGCTACCTCTTCTACGGTGAAGGCGACTTCAGTTTCGTTGCCGCAGCACGGACACATGAAGAGAGCGTCGGTCATCCGTCTCTCCTTTCGAAGGCGATCTGATGGACAGGCATACGAACACTCGTCTTCCGACGCTCGCCTCGACGGCAGAGCCAGTCCGCTTTTTCGAATTTTATGGTGACCTCACCTGTCCTGGCGTGAAGCTTGGTCACCTGACCGTCATGCTCGTAACCTGCAAAATCGAACAGCACGTGGTCGAAAAGATCGACCGCATAATCGTCGCAATACCGCAGCTCATCAGCCATCACGCCACCGTCTTCTTTGCCGCGATCATCGCGCGAATTTCGTTCTCGTGTTCCTGGAGAAACATCAGGCTCGCCCGTACAGCCTGGATACGCTGCATCAGCAGATCAGCCTCGGCCTGACGCATTTTTCCCTTGCGCATCTGCTCCGGGTAGACCCGCTGCCGCAGCGCGATTTCGCGGTCGATCTCCGCGATCTGTCCAATCAGTGAAACCTTCATCGCCGTGCCCTCAGTTTTGCTTCAAGCGCCTGCCGTCTGGTGACGACATCGCGTTCGTGTTCTTCAATCAGGTGGAGTTCGATCAGGTCGCCGTACCGCTCGGGGACAGCGACCAGGCCAAAGCTGGAAACGACCAGACTCACGAGGTCATGTGCCTGTGTCGCATCGATCAGCGCCACGAAGGCGTCGAGTGTGATCCGGTTACTGTCCGCTGCTTCCGAGGCCCACTTGTTCAGCATGTCCTCGGAGATCGGCCGGCCCAGATACTCGCTCATGGACTTGGCAATCGCGGCGCGCTTGATGTCGCGCGCCTTGGCTTCCCTGAGCGCCTGCGAGATCGCCCGCGAAATCCGGTTGTCGAGCGCGCCGCGCCCGGTCACTTCTTCGCCATAGCCGACGGCCACTTTCGGCGGCTGCCAGTCGAACAGATCGGAAGTGAGCGTGTCGCGGCGCTTGCTCATCAGGCGGCTTGCCTCTCGGCCAGCATGTCTTCGATCATGTCCCAGTGCTCGACGATGAACCGACGCTTGGCCGCTTCCGGAAGCTTGTTGAACTGGTCGGAAACACGCGCCCAAGGCTCCGGCTTCGCCTCTCGCGGCACCCGGTCAAGGATGGCGATGGCGCCAGCCACGTCATGCGCTGCAGGCGGCTCCGACAACAGAAGTCCGGCAATCGCGGATTGCCGCTCATCCGTCTGAGCGCAGAGCGCCAGCAACTCGGATTGGTTGTTGGCGATCTTGTGCAGCGAAAGCCGGATCCGGACGTCGTCATTGATCCGGGCAATCCGCAGGCTGCGCTTGATAGCATCCTTGTTCATTCCAAGCGCCGCCTGGGCGGCTTCCGAGAAGCTGGAGGCGAACAGCTCCGCCTGTGCGTCGAGCAGCTCGTCGGAATTAGGGGCAGATTTGCCCCTAATTGATTTCTTGCCCGGTTTGATCGCACCTGCGGCCTGCTCATATGCCTCACGCCAGCGGGCAACATCCCGCGCCTTGTCCAGCACACTGAGCCCGCGCGTCATGAAGTTCGCGGCGATCTCCCGAAGTGTCGCCTCGGTATCGCTCGCCACCTCGGCTGCGGTCTTGATCTTGGCTGTGACGTGAAGCTCGCCCCGAATGGCGCGGGCATTCAGCCGGTGCAGCCCGTCGATCAGCCTGAAGCGGTCGCCCGCTTCGACTACTTCGATCGGATTGATCTGGCCGTTCCGGACCATGTCGGCGGCCAGCGCCTCGGCCCATTTCGGGTCGCCGACACGCCGGCCCTTGGTGATGTCGATCAGATCGATTTCGATATCTTCAATACGCATTGAAACACCTTTGAAGGGTCAGTGAATGCGGGTCGGCCAATTGCGGCGCGCCCCGATGATAATTGCGCCCACAACGCAAGCGACGCCGAAGACGACACCGATCGAAAACGCGGCCCAGAATGCGCCAGGCATCTTCGAGGCGATCACCATCGCCGTCACGGTTGTGGCCAGAGCCGCGAGGATGACGCCGGCAATCAGTCCGAGTGTCATCACTTCACCGGGCGAAGCCCTGACGGATGAGTTGGCATCGGCTGAGAAAAACGAGTGGTCTTTCGTCATCTCACGCCGCCTTTCCGTCAGCGCGGCCGCCGTCTTTTTGACTCGCCTTGCCCTTTGTCTTGCTGGTAGTCTCCGAGGCGTCGTGACGGCCAAGCGTGTAGCTGTCGGGAAAGAGTTCGCGGAACGGAATGCCAAGGGCCTCGGCAATTGCCTCGGCCCCCGGCCTACTCGCTCCGATGATTCCCGCGCGGCAAGCGCTGTCGTAAAGGCCGGCATCGCGGGCTATTCCGGTCAGGGTTTTGCCCTGCCGCAGCAGTTCCGCCTTGATGGCCGCGCGATCCCACTTCTTGGTGATCGTCATGATTGCTCCCTTTTTTCTGACCTCTGCGAAAGGTCGGTTGGTTGGGGGTATTGGTTCAAACAATGTCGCAACCGGATAATAGCAATATCATGCCAATAAACAAGCTAGATATTGCCGATATCCCAGTTCGGAGTTCTAAAGCTCGATTAAACGCTGATATAATGCTTAATTTATTGATTTAATTGGCGTTATCTTGCCGTTTACGAGCTCAATCGAACTCCGAAGAGAGTTCGGAGTTCGCGCATGAGCGATGAGACCATTGCCGATCGCGTCAAAAAGCACGTACCGGGTCGGAAGAAATCCGAATCAGCAAGAAAATGCGGAATCCCGCCAAAGACGTTCGCTTCTTATTTGGAGGGCGTTGAGCCATCAGCTACAAACCTGGCCAAAATCGCCAAGGGCTTAGGGCTTGGGCTGGAATGGCTGATTACGGGCGAAGGGCCTGAACTTCAGGAGGATTCCGGGTCGCCGGCCGCTGGGGGTGCCAGCCAAGGCGGGATGTTGATGATACCCCAAGCCGGGGCGACCGAGGGATTCGCCCTTGTTCCGCGCCTGGACATTCAGGCGTCAGCCGGCAATGGACGCGTCGCTTTGAACGAGGAACCTCTGGAATACCTGGCTTTTCAGGCTGCTTGGCTGCGCGGGCGCGGCATCAATCCGGCGAGTGCCCGGATCCTGACTGCGCGTGGCGATTCCATGGAGGAGACCATCCGCGATGGCGACGTTCTCCTCGTTGACACCTCGATAGACCGCGTGCGCGACAACTCGATCTATGTGGTCGTTCTAGGCGATATGGTCTTGGTAAAGCGCGTCCACGGCCGAATCAACGGCTCACTGCAGCTGATCAGCGACAACCCGCGCTACCCGGCCGAGGAAGTCCCGAAGGGTGAGGTTGACCAGCTCCATATTGCCGGCCGCGTTGCCTGGTATGGTCGCTCTATCTAACTGCCATCCGAACTTGCGCGACACCTGCCCGGCAACCCGCCCCACTGCCAAGTGTTCTTGCGCGCCGGTTTTTCGCGTGTCAGCCGGCCGCCTGTCGCAATCCATTGTTTTTTATAGGCGTTTACCCTGTTTTACCGGGGATTCCCACGCTTTCCCATAATTGCCAGGTGATCTTACGCCTTACAGCTGGCCGATGCCCAGGGTGCAAGGGAACTGGCGGGCGTTGAAGTCAAGTCCTTCACTGGCGGCGAGAAAGTGCTGCTGGGTGAC